ATATAATATATAGTATACAATGTATAGTCTACATTCTACAATCTACATTCTACATCTTACCCTGACCTACCCTGGACGATGAGACACTCATAAAGGTTGACAAGGTTTCACTCATATCTGTTTACATTCTTTGACAAGATTCCCCTCGACAAAGATTTCGGTTTGTCCTATATTTCTACCATGACACAAATGACACGCGATGACGCAGCATCGGTTATCAATGTAGTTTGCTGGAAGCTAAAGATTGCTCCCGCCAAGCTACATTGGGAGACAAAGGGAAACCGTGCCAAGAATGGCCTATATCAACCGCTCGACAAAACTATTTTTGTAGGTCCTCACACTTGGCGTGGCCTGGATTGTCTTCTCCATGAAATCGCCCATCATGTTGTAAAAATGAAATTCGGAGTAGCCTGCCCGCTCCGCAATTTCAACCGGGCACAACATGGGCGAGAGTTTCAATTAATGTTGCTAGCCGTGGTCAAAACGTGGTACGGAAACCCAGATCTATATTCTTGGAAAACAGAATATAAGAGGATTGGGCAATTTGGATCTAAACAGAAAGGTTAAGGAAATGACTAAGGCTTTCTTGTCGGACCGAATGGATAGAAATTGGCGATTGATGGATGCAAAGGGACCTTGCCCGGTTCATGCGGAACTTGAAGCCCGCCGGATTCTCGCCGAAACTGAACCGGAAGATTCAGGCGCGTATGGCTGGAGCGTAAACCCCTACCTCTTGACCTTGCCCGCCCGGATGGCCTTGGCCGAAGCCCTAGAGAATTTCGTCTCGTGGTAAAGATGACACACTTGACAAGACTGGGCCGATGACCTACATTAGAAGGGTGAGAAGCAAGACTAGACGAAACGGCCTGCGAGCCGTCGGGAGAATCCTCTCCCCTGATGAGTCTAGGAGACATAGACAAATGCCGATTACCCGAGAACAGTATCAGGATGACGACGAGAACGTGTTTGAGGTCGAGGTCGAAACTTTCGAGCCCGTTACCTTCGAGCCTTCCGCCCCGTTGGCGGCCGCGATCTCTGCCGGTCATGTTACGACTAAGGCAAAGGTTGTAGAGGTCAAGGCGAAGGATAAGGACGGAAAGGTTACTAAGATTTTCCGCCAGTCCTATACCCAATGCAGTGCAGTAAATGAGCAAGGCGCCCTTGCGCTCCCCGGAATTGACGGTGACGAATCCAAGATTTGGGATTTCGTCTCCTCAAAGGCGGACGGTAACTCTTTCCAGGGAGTTTACGTGCGTCTTCGTAATGCGGCCCAGGGACCGGAAAAGGCTATTGCCAAGATGGCTAAGCTTTTCGAAGGTTTGTCGGATTCTCAGAAGACGGCAGCGCGAGAGGCTTTGAAGGCTGCTGGACTTCTGTAGTCTTTCGTTTCGCGTAAATTCGTAACTTCATATCCTACCCGGGAAGCTTATAAGGTTTATAGATCCTTCCCGGGTAGTCTTGAGGTAACGAAAATGAAACCTGAATACAGGATCGAAGGCAAGTTTTACCGTAAGTGTGACGAATGCGGAAATTACCAGGAAGCAAAGCATCCTAGTACTTACGTAAACGATGCGTGGCGAGATGTCAAGTGCAAAACCTGTAAGAGTGAGGGTTTAGATTTCGGCTCTTACTACGTAGCTTATAAAGACGACGAAATCTAAAGAAACTTTCTCTAGGCTTTCTCTACCTTTTCTCTAGCCTTTATCTAACCTTATTCTAGGTGATGATTTGGGATGTAATCCGAGGTCTATCAAGCACTTAGGGGGAAGGGTCCCTCCCTCCCCTGGTAGGTATCCCGGGGCTAGCTATAAGTTTTTTCGTTGTTTTAGGTTTGTTTTTTATTATTTTTTTTTACTAACATCCTTAGAATGAGTCACTTACCGATACCCCCCTCTCCCCTACCTGTGGCTAGGATACCACAGTGTGGTAAGGTAGCCACAGTGTGGTAAACATGACACACTTGACAATGGAGCCCGGGGAGCCTATCTTATGGGGGAGAGGGGGGAGAACCCTAACCCGCTCCCCTGGTGAGACTTAGATCCGATCCGGCCACCTAGAATAAACCTAGAGAAGACATAGAATAAACCTAGAATAAACCTAGAGAAAGAAACTAAAGATTATGACAAACATTAATCTAATCGGAAGTAGATCAAATCAGTTTACTCTAAACTGTTGGGCCGTTTCGAGGCTAAGGAATTCCGATCGCTTTCCGGCGGTCCTGCGGACCGTTTTCCAGGAACTTTGTTTAGGGCTGGGCCGGTCGAAGGGGAGAATTTAAAATAGATCCTGATTCATAAACTTGAGCCGGATCATTCTCTCATTCCCCCGGCTCAAGATTTTTGATTAGTTCCTAAGGTTTTGGTTTACGTTCCGGCCAAGTAAAAAGGCTAAATCTTGCGGCCATCCTTAGGAACTAATCAAAAGTTTTAGTTTTGAGAGTAGTATAGCAGAACCGCTTATATGTCTAGACCCAATGTGCTAGGAAGGTTTACAAGCTAAGGTAGTAGTAGACTAGGTTAGGCCATTGGATATGCGGCGCTATACTAGCCTCAAGATTAAAACATGCGTGATAACATCGGAACCGACTATTTAGACATACATTTAGAAAAACGTTGTAAAGCTTGCATAGGAGATTTAAGCAAGATGACGAGAGAAGAAAAGAGAGCTGATCTAGAAAATAGACTAGTCGAGCTAAACATTAAAGAAGCGCAACTTAATGGAGAATCGGAAACCGTTAGAGAAGACGGGACAGCCTACAAGGCTCCTAGCGAGGCGCTAGGCGCGACCGATGGGCACACACACGAGACACCTATAGAGGATGCCACCTTGACCGGCCCAGAGGCTCCTAGCCCCATCCTAGACGGGCCGATTCGACCTGTTCCCTCCCCAGCCTACGATTTTTCAACAATTCTCGAAATCTTATCAGTTGGCGAAAAGTTAAAGGATCAATTTATGTTGACTGAAGAATTCAAGAATGAGAGACGACGAGTACTTTTCAACACGCGAACTTTCTACTGCCGGGATTTGGTAAAGAAAAATTCCGATGGTTCCAATAATTATGATGACCTAATCGAGCATATTAAACTTCTTGAAGAAATCACAAAGGATCTTAAATCCTGCAAACAGGCTGCTGAACTAGCTAAAATCGGAATGCTCAACATTGCGACAGCGACAGAGCGGGCCGCAATAGCTGAAAGTGATAAAAAGTACGCTCCTAAGTTTAAGGACATAGAAAAGAAGGAAACGGAAAAGATGACGGCCCAGGAGAAAAAGATTCAAGGCTTTATCAAGCTTGGATTGAGTAGAGCAATGGCGGAAAAGATCATTTTTGGTCAGGCTTAGTTTTTCGTACCTAACAAAGTAAATTAAAATGCTAACCAATTTAGAAACAAAACAGAAAACTACAATAATTAAAAAAGCTTGCCCCTACTGCGGAGCATTGGCTTCCGTCAAGTCTAAGACAACGTTTAATCTAAAAGTTAAGTCTCTCCTAGAATGCGGTCACACACTAATCGAAATTCTAGAGGACAAGGCAAAACCTTGGACGGTTAAAAGCTTAAGCGGTAAGGAACCTTTCCCCTATCAGTATAAGACTCTAGATTTTACCGTTGACTCAAATTTCAGAACGGGAATTTTCCACGAGCAAGGCGTTGGTAAAACTATCTGTTCGCTTATCGCCGTAGCGAAGTATCCAGAAAAGCTTATGCCATTCGCCGTAATTTGCAAAAGCTCCCTAAAAGTGCAATGGTGGAAAGAGATTCTAGACTGGACCGGCCAGCCGGCGCAAGTTATATCAAACGGTTCTGATAAAGCTTTCCCTGGTCTGTTTAAAGCCTATGTAATCTCTTACGATCTACTCAAGTCTAAAGATTTTTTCTCTGACCTAAATCTTAAACTCGTAATTCTAGACGAATGTCAACAAATTAAGAACGGGCAAGCAAAACGAACAAAAGCTTTACGCGAAGCGATTAAAGATATTCCCCACGTAATTGCATTAAGCGGAACGCCAATTAAAAATCATGCTGGAGAATATTTCCCCGTTCTAAACATTCTAGATCCTATTACATTTCATAGTCAAGCCGCATTCGAGCGAGACTATTGTGATACTTATTCGTCTGGTTATGGCTACAAAGTTGGCGGATTAAATCGTTTTAGAACGGATGAATTCAAAAAGATTACAGACCAATTCATTATCCGTTATGAGCGTAATGAAGTTTTGCCGGATTTGCCTAAAATCTTCCGTAAGAATTATTTCGTAGAACTTGGTGAAGAAGTAGAACAGGCATATAAGAAAGCTTATCTAGATTTTAAAGAAGAATACGAAAACGCTGAAGACAACGGTACGAAGTTTGAGGAGCAAGGCAATCTACTCGCAAAGTTGAATCGTTTACGTCATCTTACCGGGATTGCAAAAGTTCTACCAGTTACTGATTTCGTCGAAGAATTCTTGAAAGAGACAGATAAGAAGATTTGCCTTTTCGTTCATCATAAAGATGTTGGACTAGGGCTTTACAATAATATTTCTAACGTCTGCCGAAGGCAGGGAATTAAGATGCCGGTTTCGTTGACAAGCGAAAACGCCGGAACCGACGTAGGAATGAGAATAGATGAAATCTGGAAATCAGATCCTTCAATTCGCGTCATGATCGCGTCAACGCTTTCCGCTGGTGAAGGTAAAAATTGGCAAATGTGTTCGGATGCAATTATTGTTGAGAGACAATGGAATCCAGCAAATGAAGAACAGGCAGAAGGGAGATTTCCCCGGCCTGGAGCTACAGCAGAATCTATTAGCGTAACGTATGCCCTAGCACTTGGAACCCCGGACGAATATTTGGCCGAGATTGTAGAGCGTAAGAGAGAAATCTGCAAAAAGACGATGGGCTCGGAATCTGTAATCTGGAATCAGAGTAGCGTTATAAAAGAGCTATCTGAAATCTTAATCTCTAAGGGTGGGAAAAGATGGAACCTATAACCGATTGCATTAATCCAGAATGTGGAGTTTGTCATATTTGTAATAGAGATCATAAAACAAGTGAGTGCAAAGAAAACATGGAACATCTAAAATCATTTAAACATAAGCCATTAACCGTAGCCGAATTGATTAAACTCCTAGAAGGAATGCCCCAGGATCTAGAGGTAGCATATCCAAAAGATCAAGACTACGAAAGGATCGAAAGAGTTTTTATTAATTGGGATGAAGACGATAATAAAATAGTGGAACTAATCTAATGATTGATAAATTCAAACTATCAGAAAAGATTGATAATGAAATCTGGAATAAAGAGCACGAAAGCGCAAGATTCCATAGTGAAATCGGATATTTCATGGGCCGATCGAATGCTCTAAGCTTAATTTACTTAACTGACGTAGAAATCAATTATCAGGCTTTGACTTATGCTCATCTTAATTGGCGAATGTTAAGAAAGCTAGATAAAACTGGTGAGACGTATTGATTCTCACAAAGATTTGGGTCGAAACGATCGACCTAAATTTTGGTTAGAATGAAAGTAGAAAAAGATGCTTATTAAAATTGCCGATTGTTGTGGCCGTCAATTCGCGTATAACTCGAAACTTGTAGATTCTTGCCCCTGGTGTGGGCAGGATATTTGTATTTACTGTGAACCTACGCATTCTTGTATTCAAGAGTTGATTGATAAAAGAAAGAAAAGGGAAGAGAAATGAGAAAAGTTCTAGTTTACAAAGTTACTATTAAGAATTACGATGAAAATGATGAAGGATTAGCACAAGATTTTAAACAGGAAGCTGATGCTCAGATTAGTAGAATGCTTTTTAATACTGAGGAAATTGAAGCTTCTGAAATTTCGGAACATGAGGTTCCCTAATGGATCCTCTAGTCCCGGCCCTGATTCTTTCAAAAGTTTTGGAATTAGGAGTAACCGAATATGGAATTAATTCCGGCCGAATGGTTGAAGCAAATCCTATTATTCGAGATCGTACTACTAGGATTAGTGTTAACTCTGCTTTCATGCTTGCATCTCCTATCCTTTATAAAGAGATTAAAAAGAAAAATAAGAAACTTGCCCTGGCGACAGGAATCGTTTTAGTAGTTGGAAATAGTTATTTAGTTTACAGGAATTTGAGGATTGTGAAGCCATGATGACCAAATTTGCAACAATCTGCGACATAGATGATTGTAATAAGCGAAGTCAAGAATATACCGCGTTTCCAACTTGCCTAGTCTGTACCGAAGATTTTTGTCCAGATCATGGTAAAGTTACTATTGAAGCCGACGCCGATCAACCGGAGCAAGGCTATTGTTCAAATTGTATCGCGGCCGGTTATGAAGGATCATAATGGAAGCTGAGAAATTCGGAATCGTAAAACGCCTTCAAGGCGATGCAAAAGATATTTTAGATTTCTTCGATCTGATCTTCGAGGCTAATAAAATCCCCGACTCTGACGAGCAAATCTTGTTTCAACTGAGAAAGATCATTCGCCGTTGTGATTACATTTCTTCCGAAATTGAGAAGGAGTTTAGAAATGGAGAAGAAGCCGAAGGGAAACTATAACTGGTCTAAGTTTCAAAAGCCGACAATCACTAAGCGATCCGATTATGACGCAAATATGATGGAAATAATTAGAGAAACTTGGGATGTAAGACGGACCGAAATTAAACTTGATGGAAAAAGAATCTAATGATCCTAACAATTTCACCATCCGGCCTGAATACTTATCAAGAATGTCCAACTAGATATAATCTCTCAAATATTCAAAGACTTAGACCGCTCGAAGAGAAAAGGGACAAACTTGACCGGGGCTCGCTTTTTCACAAACTAATGGAGATTCATTACAACGGGATACTCGCGGGCCAAAGTTTTAATGAGATCGTAATTGCTGTAACAGAGTACGCTCGTGAAGCTTATCGTAATGATATCTACGATGATATCGAAATGGTCGAAGCTTGTATTTCAAATTACCAGGAATACGCCGTCTACTACAATGAAGACGGATGGGAGCCGCTAGCGGCGGAACAGCCATTTAGTCGGATCTTATTTGAGAATGACCAGCATAAAATTGTAATTGAAGGCATAATCGACCTAATTGCAAAGAGCCGAAATAGTCCAGCCCCATTCGTAGTTGACCACAAGACGAGTGACAAAAATGATTCTTATCCTACGATTCTCGGTAATCAGTTCAAAGCTTATGCCTGGTCGACTGATTCTTTCGTCGTAATTAAAAACGACGTAGGTTTTCAGAAAACTTATGGACCGGCACAAAGATTCCACCGTCATGTTCTGAACTATACGAAAGCTCATCTTGAAGAGTGGCGGGAATCAGTAATTTATCATGGTCTAGAGTTAATCAACTTCATTGAAAAAGATTATTTTCCTATGCGCGAAGCTTCTTGTTGGCGTTGCTCGTATCGTCAAATTTGTGAAGCGACACCAGATGCAAGGGAATATAAGAAGACTTCTAGATTTAAGGTTGGCGCTCCGCATGATATTTTTTCGAGAACCTGATGAAAAAGAGAGACCATCCTATTCACAAGTATAAACGAGTCGATTTAGCCACAACGAAAGATAAATCTTATCTTGTCTTTCGTTGTGTACTAAATTGTTCACATTACATTCTTGCTCCGTTGATTATTGGAAAGGAATCCCTCTGTTGGAGTTGTGAAAAACCGTTTTCGATTAAGTCTAAAGAAGTAGTTAAGCCGAAATGCGAGAATTGCATTCGTCATAGAGAGAATCCAGAAGTCGCGAAGGCGAAAGAGATTTTAATAGAAATGGGGATAGTGAAATAATGACCTTAGCCATTTGTAATTGGTGTAATGGAACAGGAATTGGTATACGCTCGGATAAATCAACTTATATTTGTTCTTCATGTAATGGATCAAAGACTGAAGGATGTTTTAATCCAATTGCTGATCTTGTTCCAAGAATAGACAAAACAAACTCAGACACGAATTTAGATGGAACAAGATTTCCAGAAACATTTCAACGTTTAATCTGTGGAAATTGTCAAGGAATATTATTTGAAGTAATGTATACAGGGGATTATGAAACAAGTGCCAGATGCCCTTGTGGGGTTTGGTATATAGTTCATTCTGGATAGGAGAAAAGACATGAAAAAGAAAGTCAAGCTTATCATAGAGTATTATATCGTTCAAGAGGAAGATGAGACGGAACAAGAATTTGAAGATATGATTCAAGACTTTATGTCTGGCTCTAGTAAGTCCGAATCTGGTGTAGATATTGATGAATTCTTTGATAATGTTATCAGAGAGGATCAAAAATGAATCGCTATTGCGTTTGCGTAGATTGTGACTCTACATCTTTGATGGACGAACATGGAAATTGTACCAAATGCAGTTCAAATTCAGTATTGATACTAGGAAAGAATAATGGAAGAAAAGATTTGTTCTTTATGCGAAATCCGAATGCTATCGGAGGGAGAAGTATTTTGCCATTCGTGTTTCCCAAAGCTAAAGCGAGTTTTCATTAAATACGCGAATGGGATTCGGGAGTTCAAGCGGGGCAAGCGTAATTTTATCCAAATGACTCTAGAATTTCCGAAAGGTGAATCTGATGAATATGCAGGTGCTAGAAAAGCAACTTATATTGCACGAGGGGAAACGTAATTTCCCGTATATGGATACGGTCGGAAAGATCACAATTGGAGTAGGACATAATCTTTCCGATCTTGGTCTTTCCGAGGATTTCATAATGCAGCTTTTGAGATCGGATATCGAAGGCTGTATTATAAAATTAGATAAAGCATTTCCTTGGTGGAAAAGTTTAGGTGAAGCCAGACAACACGTTATGCTGGATATGATTTTTAATCTCGGCCTAGCTGGTTTGAGTAAATTCGTACTTACTCTAGATTCAATTAGATCAGGACGCTACGAAGTAGCGGCCAATCAAATGCTTCAATCTAAATGGGCAAACCAAGTGAAGGGACGCGCAATTAGATTGAGTACGATGATGAGAACTAATCAATTTCCTCCAGAATTAATTTAAGGAAAAAGAAAAGAATGCCCAAACTTAATGACGTAAAAATTGGTGGAAAGTTCTTCGGCCTCTTTGTCGGCCCACCGGGTTCCGGTAAAGATATAGGCGCTGCATCTTGGCCGGGGCCGGTTTATACTTTTGATTTGGATAAGCGTATCGACTCAGTTGCAGCAATGTATCCAAATCACCCAAATGATGAGTTCGATCAATATGGGCCGGATGATTTTGAGAAGCTTTGGAATAAAGTAAAGCAGATTCAGGCTGGTAATTCTCCATTTAGAACTTATATCCTTTCAAGTTTAACCGCTCTAGCCCGTATGGGAATTAACTATTCAATTTCGATGCGCGGCAATAATGCTGGAGGGAAAACTAAAGTCGGTTTAGTTCAGATGACAGAAGTTCAAGACTTTAACGCAGAATCTAGAATTCTCTCAATCGTATTAGATGCGTTTCGAGGAAATAACTTCAAGTCCAATTTCATCATGACCGCCCACCTAGTTGAGACAAATACAAAAAAGTTAGATGGTTCAGACGTAACTATGCAAAGAGTCTTAACCGGCGGCAAGACTATTGGTGCAGAGATTCCCGGATATTTCAACGAGATTTACCTGTTCAACAAGAAGCTAGGTTTCGACGGTAAAGCTGAATATAAGATGACTACGAATGGAGAAGCCGCAGGAATTTCAACCAAGACAATTCTTCCGATCCCCGGAGAAATTGATTTCACTATGAAGCCCGGCGAGGCTGGACTTTACGAAAAGATTAAGGAAGCCTGCAAGGCGAAAGGAATTGAAATTGGTTAATCTTTTAATCCCGTCTGGAGAATTTGAGGAAGGACTCAGAAGTCTCCTTAATAAGACTTGCCAAGAGAATGCAAGCGATACTCCTGATTTTATCTTGGCAACTTATCTAACTGATTGTTTGAAGGCTTTTAATACAGCTACCAGATCACGACATAAGTGGTACAAGAAAAATGATTAATACTTTCCTAGTCTGTCTCGGTTTCTTTTCCGGAATGATCTATGGAATCTTTGCTATCATTAGGGGAGATATTAAAATTGACGTGGTTAGAGATGATGGCACTCGTTTTACTACTTGTAGGAAGTTGTCTCCTATTCCGATTTCTGATAAAGAATGATCTGCCCTAATTGTATGACTGGCCTAGGGACCCTAGTCCTAGAAACGAAAAAGCATATTAGAAAACGGTTATGCAAGAAATGCAATTTTAAATTCTATACCGCAGAATTACCTGTGGGGGAGGTGAGACTAAAACTAAGAAACTTAATTGAAGTAGTTAACCAATTGTTGGAAAGAATAGAATAAGGAAAAAGGAAAAACCAATGGCTCTATTTGACATTACCGCAGAAGATGTTGCTCGTGGTACTCTACTCGCTCCCGGTTGGTACATTGTCGAAGTGAAGGATGTAAAGGACGATGTTACTAAGAAGGGTGAATCTTGCGTTAAGGTAACGCTTACAGCATTGGACGGTAAGGACGATGCTGGAGAAGATGCCCCGAGTGTTCCTCTCTACACTCAGTTTATGCCGATGTATCCTAGCTTCGTTATCAATTTTCTAAACGCGCTAGGTGCAAACATTGGTAAGACTGGTAAGGCAAATCTTGAAGTTTCTAATGCCACTTGCCAGGGCAAGAAGCTTAAGGTTTATGTAAAGCGTAGTGAATACAACGGTCAGTTTAAGAATGAAGTTGCAGATTATCGTCCGCTAGATTCGTAGAATTTGGTGGAGGGTTAGTGATTGTCTAGAGCAACGTAGCTCATGAAACTGCAAGTTGTTGAGAGGGGCAGTTATAGAAGCTCTAGATTTACTGTGAGCAACTAACTAAAAACCAAACTGGTTTGCCGGTTCCAATTAAAAACCGGCACTCTATGCCAGCATGATGGAATTGGTATACATAGCGGACTTAAAATCCGCCGGCGAAAGCCATAAGGGTTCGACTCCCTTTGCTGGCACCAATTGGAGAACTAATGATCTGCCCCTTCTGTCAAAAGGAATTGAAAGAAACATGGCAAAATCTAGTCGAAAGAGTCGGCCGGTATCACGAGGAGCAACAAAAGATTTACGGAGTAAGCAGACCCGGCAGAGTAAAGAATGGTTGGAGTCTCGAAATGACGGCGAGAGAAAAAGGAATTTCGCTGATTCATGTAAAGCGGGTGTGGTCGCTTTACAAAATCTCTCGAAGCAATCCAAATCTTTTAAACCAGCCAACATTCAACAAGGCAATGAGCCGGCTCAAGGTTTTGAAGAGTCGTTAAGTGCTTTTGGTTTAGAACTAAATCAAATCTTAGTCAAGCGAGCGCAAGAAAAAGGATACCATTCTCAAGGTCTAAACGGTCGCCAACTCTATGATTTCGTACATGATCTAGCAGCTAATGGTCACGCTTTAGGTGAAATAGTTTATAAAGCAATTAGATATAATAGAAGAAAGAACCCAGAAGATTTAGTTAAAATTGCCTGTTGGGCATTTCTAGTTTGGGATCGGGAGAGAAGAATTGAGGTACAATCTTAATCTAATGAAGAAGATAGCTTCAAAGTCTAATAGAGTCCAGCGTCATAGCTCTACTATCTTTGTGGGGGGAACGCCATTTACCTGGGGATATAATAATGGTAAATATCATTCTGAGGAAATGGCAATTCGCCGGGCTAGAAATTCTACAATCGGATCAACAATGGTAAACATTAGACTAACTAGAGCCGGTCGAATAGCTCTAGCTAAGCCTTGCCCGGCCTGTATGGATCTTCTAAAGAGTAAGAAGTTCCGAAAGGTAATCTATTCAACTAATGAGGGAACGTTTAAGGAGGAATACCTATGAAAAGAATCAAATCGAAAATCAAGACTGACGATTTAATTGCTAACGGTCTAATCCGGGCCAAGGATAAGCGTTCAAATAACACTTGGACAAAGATTGGCAAGCTCGCAGTTAAGCGAAACAAGAAACGACGTTCGAAAAATACGATTGCGAAGCAATCTAGAAAGAGGAATCGATAATGAAGAAGATCAAATGCGTCTTTAAAGACTGCAAGAATTCAACCTGGACTCGGCGTCCAGCCCGAAACCTTTGTAGTAAGCATACAATTAAAATCAAGATTCCGAAGGATCGAGAATTTAGGGAAAAGAAGTTTGGTGAACAAACCAAGGAAGTTAAGAAAAAGAAATGAAACTAGGATTCGGTCCATACGGAGAGAAGGAAATTAAAGATCTTACAACCGTTACTCTTGAATTTCTCCTTGTAGCATTCGTCCTTCCAGATGATAAACAAAAAGAAATCAGTGAAGAACTTCTCCGTAGGAGACTAGAATCTAATGGCCGACCTGAGTAAATTTAAACAAGTATTTGGATCCGGCGATCAGAATGCTAAATTAATGGTGATTGGTGAAGCTCCAGGAAAATCAGAAGAATCAGCCGGGCTCCCATTTGTTGGACAATCTGGGGCAATTCTAGATTCAATGCTTAAGACTGCTGGAATCTCCAGGTCTGAAGTCTACGTAGATAATGTAGTAACTATTAGACCGCCGGAGAATAAGATTGCAAGATTGAAAGAGCTAGGATTTACTCCATCGGATTTTTACCCCCGAATCTTCGAGGTAATTAAGAAGGTAAAGCCAAACGTTATCCTGGCTCTAGGAAATACTCCTCTTTATGCATTAGTAGGAAAGAATGGAATCTCAAAATACCGAGGATCGATCCTTTATTCTAGCTCAACAGCGAGTAAAGTGGTACCGACAATTCACCCTGCATACTTACTTCATGGATCGGATCAAGATGAAGGGGGTTCCTTCAAATATTCCACCCGTGTTTACATGCAGTTGGACGTTAACCGTGCGGTGCAAGAGTCGAAAGTTAGGGAGTATAACGTACCACAACGAAATATCCAAATCATTCGGGACTCTCTTACACTTTACCGTTTCCTCCAGACTTATAAAAATCATCGTAGATTCGCTCTAGACATTGAAAGTCGAAAATCAATTCCAGTATGTTTAGGAATCGCTCCTTCTCCATCCTACGCTGTAAGCGTCCAGCTAATCAATATTGAGGAAACAGATTATAGAATTCCATATCGTGAACTTGCAGAAATGCATAAGCTTCTAGATGAGTTTCTTTCTTCAGACCGCGATTGGATTGGCCATAACTATAAGTACGATGACCAAAAGATGGAATCGGTTATGGGGCTACATATCCGTCGCCTCTATGCCGATACCATGCTTATGCAGAAAGTTGTCAATCCAGAGTTTCCAGCTTCGCTTGCGTTCTGCACTTCAGTCTATACACGAGAGCCATATTACAAAGATGAAGGAAAGGAATTCCAATACGGCAAATCTCCAATAGAGCAGCTTTTCATATACAATGGTAAGGACGTTTGTGCCGATTACGAAGTATTTAATTCGCTCCTGTCGGAGCTTAAGGAGTATAATCTAGAATCTTTCTTCTTTGACTACGTAATGAAGCTTCATGAATTCTATATGGCTCTAGAAGCCGAAGGCTTCCCCGTAGATGAGAAAGTTTGGGCCGAGCTAATTCTTAAATACAAGACAATGTTTAAGTCGAATCAGGGCAGACTCGAAGAGCTCTGCGGCTGGGATGTAAACGTAAATTCTCCGAAGCAAGTATTTGGACTTCTTACTAAAGATTTAGGACTTCCAATTCGAGGTAGTACTAATGAAGAAACGCTCGTCGCACTCCTCGGCAACCACGCGAAAGACAACAAGACGAAAGAAATCCTTAACCTTATCATTGACACAAGAAGAATCAGAAAAACTATTGGAACTTATCTCAGCGCATTTCCCGACGGTGATGGAAGAATGCGTACAAGTTACAGAATCATTGGAACAGAAACTGGAAGGTCCTCAACTTCTAAGTGTGACATTCCAGTTAGACCGTTTGATGGTTTTGGATTAGCATTTCAGACTCTTACAAAACACGGTTCAATTGGAGCAGATATTAGAAAAGCATTCGTCTGTGACCAAGATGAAGTCTTCTTAGAATGCGATCTCTCGCAAGCGGAAGCAAGAGTCGTTGCCCTACTTGCACGTGATGCGGCAACTCTAATTCTTTTCGATACGGCAGATATTCATACAATTACGAGTAGTTGGATCTTCAATTGTAAGGCCGAGAGGTCTGAAGGGAACGTAACTGATGACAAAAGATTTATTGGCAAAACATGTCGACATGCTGGTAACTATGGAGAAGGTAAACGGCGCCTTATGCTCGACGTCAATGCAAACGCTAGGAGGTTCGGAATTCCAATTTCAATCTCTGAGAAAAGAGCTGGAGAGATCCTCAATGTTTTTCATGCAAGAACACCGAAGATTCGATCCACCTTCCACCTTGAAACTCAAGCTGCATTGCAGCATAACAATAGAACGTTAGTCAATGCCTTTGGCCGGCGGCGGCAATTCTTTGAAAAGTGGGGAGATCCATTATTTCGGGAAGCTTATGCATTTACTCCTTCGAGTAGCGTAAAGGATCATTTGTCTCAAGCCGGTCTAAGAATTGCCGAAAGATTGCAAGGTATTAGATTCGTAGTTGAGTCTCATGATGCTTTCGTGGTCCGAATTAAAGAGACGGAGATCCCCGAAGTGGCTAAAGTTTTTAAAGAGGAGTTCGAAAAGCCTCTAGATTTCAGCCAATGTACATTAAAGCGTGGATCAATTGTGATCCCTTCCGAAATTAAGATTGGAAAGAATTATAAGGAGCTTCGTGAGTACAAGTCCTGAACCGCCCAAGTCCAATATCGCAACCATCGTAGTAGGAACCTACGAAAACAAAGTACTTAAATTTGAATTCTTATTTCCCCCTGGAGGAGCCCTAGAACCCGGCCAAGTCGTAGCTGCATTAATGCAGTATTTAAATGATATGGCTAAGAGGAAAGATGCTCCTCCGAATAATTAGATTCCCGCTACTAGTCGTAATCGCTGCGGCCGGTTTAGCAACCGCAACGACAACACCGATTCCTTGGTTAGAGTATTGGGTAATTAAGACGTTTCATATTTCCCCTTGGTGGAATAGTGAGGATCTTGAAATGTACAATTGGAACCGTCTTGTTAAGGAAGTTGGAGTAAAACGTGCGATTCAGGAATTCAAGAAGTGAGAACAATTAAAAGCATGACTCACGATCATACTTGCCCCAAATGTGGTCGGTATTACGAGTGTACTGAACAGGAATGCGATAGGCTTGAAAAAGCCAAGTGTTATAACTGTACCGAAGGTAAACAATTGGGTCGGCTAGCAGTGATTAGGAAAAAATGAATCTCATTGACCATGTTCTTGATATGTGTGACGAAGTTGAGACCCCACGAAGTTATCTTCGATGGGCAACTTTAGCCGCGATAAGCGCAATTATTAAGCGACAGGTCTATGTTGAAAAATACTTCTATCGCGTTTATCCAAATGTCTACGTGATGCTAGTCGGCCCTCCAGGGATTACGAAAAGTTATGCGACTAATTTATCCCGGCTTATGGTCGAGTCTGTAAATTCAACAAAGATCGTTACTGGTCAGAATTCAATAGAGGGAATCCTTGAGTACATCGCGTCGTCGGAAAACGATGAAAAAGGCGTACCCAAGGGTAATGGAAATGCAGAGGCATTCATTGTTGCTGACGAGTTTACCACTCTCGTTCTCGACAATCCGCAAGCTTTTTCCATCCTTACCGATCTCTACGATTCCTGCTACAAAGATGAGTGGCCGAAAAGACTAAAGAGTGGAACGATTAAACTTAAGAAGCCCTATGTAACCATGATTACTGCGACCAATATTGCACACTTTAATGACAAGCTTAGACAAGTTGACGTAGAAGGCGGCTTTATTGGTCGCACAATGGTGATATTAGAAAAGGAAAGATATAGGATTAATTCCTTGCTTCGCAAGCCGAAGATGATTTTCGACGTGACTAAGGTACGAGAAGAATTAATTAGAATATCAAAGCTGGAAGGGGAATTCAAATTTGATAAAGATTCAACTTTAGTATTCTTTGAAAATTGGGATCGAGAATTCAAGGAACAAACTAGAGAAGATACAACTGGAATCTTTAAAAGGATGCCCGATTCTGTATTAAAAGTCGCTATGCTAAATACAATAGCCGAGGGTGATGAATTAGTATTCACCAAAGCGCGTTTGGAACGCGCCATCGAAATTTGTAGAGGATTAATTACAAATATTAGATCAGTAACAGCGGGCGTAGGTAGTGCAGCAAATAGTCAAGCTATGGTTCATTTTATGCAATGCTTAATCGGAGCCGAGAACCATAGAATGGAACATAAGACTATGTTGAACCGAAATTACTCGCATTTCGATACATACGAATTAGCAAAGATCGTGGAAACCTTGACCCAAGCTGGCGTGATTCGTATGGATATTAGTGGTAGTCATAGATATTATCAGATGACTGATGATGCAATTGTTAATTACATGAGGCAGAAGGAGTCTTAATTCCCAAACTTCACCTTAGGAAGATGAAGCTTCGGAGGTCCAATTTTGAAACGCTTTGATCCCTCTTTCGGCAGTAGATAGTCCGATACCTTATACCCCGAAACAAATGGAATTGGTAGATTCTGTAGAACCGTCTTTGCCGTATTCCGGCCCGAGAATTCTCCAATTTCGACCGTCTTATTCACATCTTTATAAATTGATCCGGCCGCGTCTGCCGCTAGACCTCCGGCCGGTCCAAGGGGAATAGATTTGTAATCTCCACGAGAAACCTTTTCTACTAAAGTTTGGAAAATCGTACCAGCCCCGATTCCGGCTAGATTTTGTAGCATTCTCCAGCCTGGGGAATCTAGTGGAATCTTCTTATTTCGAGTGGCTGCTAATAATTTTTCCGAGAAGCTCTTTTCGTCAAAGTCATCAGCACCTTTCATGGCATCTAACATACGGCGAAACGCATCATCATCTTCAGACTTACCAGGAACTAGAGATTTAACAGCTTCTTTGAAATCGGAAATTCCCTCTCCAGCAATGGCACCTAAAACTGCGAAGCGGCTAATCTGTCCCATATTCTTGACTGGATGCTTAAACATATCGGCCATGAATTTGGTATTAGCATAGGCGAAGTTCAAATATTGGGTAGCCATTTTACCGGCGTCAGTTTTAAACCAGGCGGGTAAATGGGAAATATCTGAGCGAAGCTGAGTTTTATCGGCAACCAACTTGCCAGCAAGAGCAACTGATTCAGGAGCATTAAGATCCTTAATCCCCAACTCAGTCATCATTCGCTTAGCATAGCCGTTACCCTTCTTCGCATCTTCTAGCAACATCCTACCTGCAATAAAAGCGTGAACTCGCATGGCCCGGTCAACTGTTGGGACTCCATGCATGTATCCTTTATTTCCAACTGCAATTCCTACTTCGTGGGAAATGGAAGGATATAAAGCTCCGCCCTTTAAAGCCTCAAGATCAGCTTTTTTATAATTCTTTAAAGTCTCAAAAGCTGCGCTAGTTGCTCTCCTCAAGCCGGTATAAGCCGCAGTATGTACGCCTTGACCGACTTGGAGAACCGAAGTTAAAGTTAAATCTCCAAGTGCAGCAACGTGACGAAGCGTACCTAAAGCTTTAGAGACTGGACCTGCGCGTTCTGCACGATTGGTAATCTGCTTGATATAATTGTTTACATATTTAACTGTCTCAGGATCTCCAATAGCTCGAACGTTTGAAAGATCCTTACCAAGGTATTTAGCTTCAGCTACCCTTCGGGTTGCCTTATCGGCATATTGCTTCAATACATCGAAAGATCGAATGATATTGGAGTCTGGCCCCTTTCTCGATTTTTCTAGAGATCCATAAGGCTTATCGCCCATTTTATCTTTTCCGAAGTAGGTCTCTACTTTACGCTCTCCTAAATTCTCATTAATATGGGTAAAGTAATTCTTCCTATATCCGGTAAGAACGCCTTGATCCGATGCTTCGGTTGCAATCTCATCTAGAACTTTACGTAGTTTATTTGCAGCGGTGATTTCCTTCGGCTTTAGAACAATCGACTCACCATCCATATACCGGATAATTCTTTGTTCACTCGCCTTATCAATCCCCTGAGTAGCCTCGGTAATTTTCCCAATAGCTTCTGAAGCCTTAGTCTCGTGCTCAAGTCTATAAGCCTTTTCTGCAGCCCCAATTTCAGGATTAGCTTTAGCAACATTTCGCTCTGTAGAATAGAGGGCTCGCTCAGTTTTCGACAGACTGGCTAATTCTTTTGGCGGAACCGGAGGCTCTTTAGGAGTTTCTTTATTAGTAGCAAGTTCTCCAGTATTAGGAGGCTCTCCACCAGTTGAAGTTGCTTCTTTTAATCGAGCATTCTCTGCTTTAGCTGCTGCTAATTTAGTTTCTAAATCTGCTTTTAATTGTGCTTTCTTTTCTGGTGTTAATTGTAATAATGATTCTGCAGTTCTTTTAGGTATAGTTACATTATCAAATGGTTTATTAATCCTCCAATTACCCTCTGGAGTACGAGTAATAATTCCCGCATCTTTCATTGCAGGAATTTCTTGTATAGAAATACCAACTCTACTTAAACCTTCACCAGTCCATTCTGTATTAATTTCAGATGCTTTCTTCCAACCTTCTGGATTATGGACATCAGCAATTAATTTATCGCCACTAAATAAAGAAGCTTGTGGTGATTTATCAATTTGCTCGCCAAGTTTATTTAACTCTGTTTTAAATTCTCTAGTATCTTTAGTTTCAAATGGTAGAACGTTTTCAACCGGCGCCGCAGGCGCTTCAATCGCTTTCAATTGCGCTTCTTCGAAGCTCTTTTTCTCTCCCCCATCCATTCCCTTACGCCAATTCTTTTCTCCATATTTGTCTTTCATTTCTTTTACAAAATTTGCTAGCTCTTCTTTAGGAACGTTTGTTTTCTTTCCAATTACATTGATATCATTAGGATCGAATACGACGTAATTTCTGGTACCTTCTCCTTTACCGCGTGAACTACGATCTAAATACTTAACTCCCTTGACGCCCTCTTTAGCCATCTCCTGAGTGTCAAAATTACGATCTTCAATAATTGATCTTACACTACCCTCTGGACGAACGGCCGTCCAAGCTTGAGTGATTCCTTCATGAAGATTCCTTACTTGGGTAGCTATATCCATTGGATAACGACCAGTAGAAACCTTACGAGCAATATTACCCATCTCATCTACGACTTCAGCTAATGCATCTTTATTTCCAGAATTATAATCTCTGATTCCATCTTGTAATTCGCGTATATCAATTCCAAGCTTATTGATTCCAGGTAAAGAGCCTTCAATGTCATGAACTGATTTAGTCAAGTTATCTTCAAAGCGTCGTGCTTTCTGGATTCCAGGAACTTTGGCCTCAATGTTTGGATCTTGCTGTCCGATCGGTTTATCGTAATCTATGAATTGATCTTTAGGTGGAATCTCAGATGCTAAAAGGTTAGGAGTTGATTTATAAGTATCGTTTTTAATGTGATCTATCGCTAGTTCAAAGTTATGTATATTCTCATTATAGAAACCTTTAGTACTATCATTTTTCTTTAGATCAGTGATTTCATTTTGGAGTGATTTTATTGCGTTTTCTTTATCACCCTTAAATATTTTCATGTAATCATTGGCTGTGAGTTGGGCAATAGTGTTATCTTTTGTACCAGCAATTTGATTTGCATAAGAATGAGCAACTTCAGGATTCTCAGCAAAATAAAATCCATGACCGAAAGCTTGAGATCCCTCTCCAGTTCCAATTTTACTTAAATCAAAATTCTCGAAGTCATGGGGAGTTCCATGATAAACAATATTAGGATCTACTTTAGGAAGGGAAAGATAAGGAAGATCTACTTTATCTTTTGGTCCCTCAGCATTAGTATAGTCAAAAGGTTTACCCGACTCCCGGGCCGTGATTGCGTTTAAAAGTTTCTCATCCCCAACAGGATCAATAGGAGTATCAATTTTAGATCCAAGCGACTGGACCAAAGATTTGTCTGGAGAAACCTCAAGCGTATCGGGAATAATATAATGAACTCCCTGAGAAAAGATGAATTTTTCCCCGGCTCCATTCTCTCCAGGCATCGCATTAGCGTCGCCAATAGTTTCTAGAATTTGAGGAAGTGTTAAATTCCTAACTTCCTGTCTTCCTCCAGCCCGGATATATTCAGGCTCTGGTTTTACAATTTCAGGAGTAAATGCTTTCGGCCGGACTAGCTCCGAAGAAACCGTAGTAGATCCATGTTCCGGAATATAATGAGATCCAACAGCGGCTAAGCCTCCCAAACCTAGAAGTGCCTCAGCCCAACCCTCTTGCCCACCTTTTTTCAAACCCTCAAAAGCTTGCTCTGCCATTCCCGGCGCAAACAGCGCGCCTGGTGCTTGAGGTAAAGCATAAGTTGTAGGATCTGCGGCCATACCTGCGGCACCGCGGCCTAAAGTATCTACGAAAGGTTGAAAACCTAAAGCATCGGCGCCGGCCCGTAGACCAATAGTATTGGGATCAGCATTCTTTAGGGCATCCCAAATTAATTGTCCAGATTCATTTCCAGGTTTTGTAGCTTCAAATTGAGCTGGGGCACGATCCATGAGTGAACCGGCTAAAGTATCTGTTAGATGTTTTCCAGCTCCAAATGGATTCATCAGGCCGTGATAGATATCCATTGCTCCAGATAGATTTGCAAACGGGCTAGGATTAGCCTGTTGTTCATGAAGTTGTTGAGCAAATCTATTTGAATTCTGTACGTTATCAAATACACCTAACTGCCTACCCGTATCTTTATATTGCTTAATTGCTTCATCTTCAGACATAATCCTACCATCTTCCGAGACAGTAGGAATCAGAACTTCCCGGCCGTCGATATTTACACCAATAGATCGAACTGTTGAAACAGATCCATCTGGATTTTGGACCTGTGGTCTATTGGTTAAATCAATATTTCCAGGCTGAAGTTGTCCAAGAGGATTATTGGGAAGATTATTTTCGTACTGATAAGGTGTAATTAAGTGGGATAACTTTTCTCCACCTTGTTGCAACAACGAAAAATCAGGCAGAGCAATTCCCGGATCTGGTGGACGCAGCCAATTTTCAAATCCACCTCCGGCTGGACTTTGTCCTACAAGATTAGTCAACCAACCATCTTGCCCAGACCCAGTTAAATCATCCCACCAAGACATTATTGTAACCCAATATCATTAGAAGGTGCTAATCCCAATCTACGATAAATTTGTCGTAACCTTTCCATCGCATTGGGATTTTTGTTTAGTTCTTCAGGATTGATTCTACCCTGATAATCTATCATACCCTCAAAAGTAGGATCAGTTAGAAGTTCAGCTTTAAGTTTACTCTGGACTACAGCATTGGATTCAGGTTTAGCTTTAGGAGTTGGATTTTCTCTAACTGTAGCAATTCGTCGGTAATAATCAGACATTGCAGAATCACGTGCAGCATTTGAATTAGCACTAATTCTTTGTGATTCAGAGTTGTACTGGTCAATAGTAATTTTCTTTTCTTGTAGTGCACGATCAAGATTTGCCTGAGCAATTTTAGCAGATAGATCCTTTTCTTCTACGTCAAGTTTACGATTACCTAATTGGCCAGCCTGACCAAGTTGGTCTTCTTTAAACCGATTCTCAAATCCTTGCTGTTCCCGAGTAAACTGGTCATTAGCAAACTGACGGCTAAGTCCCATTAAGCCTTGTTCCTGTTGTGCACTGCGACCAAGATTAGCTATATTTCTCTGATAATCATCAACTTTACGCTCATAAGGCGCAGCCATACCTTGCGCTGCAATCGCGGCACCAGCCGAAGGATTTGTTACACTTTGGGCCAAGCCAGCAAGAGCGGATCCAATAGTGCGGCCAAGACTAGGTTGACTATTTTGCACAGTTGGGCCTTGACTCAAAGCAGAAAAATAATTCTGAGTCTGTGGCATCTGCTGCATTAAGTTCTGCATAGGATTCATAAACGAGGCAAAGCTATCGTCTCTGAATTGCTGTGCAGGAAAGTCGTAACTTGGGCCAGATCCTTGATTCTGTGGAAAAAATCCTGGAGTAGAAGATGGGTCAAAATTGAACATATCAAATAAGCTCATGCCCATCCTCCATAATACTGGCCTTGACCACCAGATTTATTTCCGCCGCCACCAAATGGATTAAATCCAGAACCTAAAATTCCTCCAGCTACGCCACCAACCGCGCCTAAAGCTTTCTGCCAACCAGGAACTGTAGCGGGATTATACTGTGCAAATTGTCCAGCTTGTTGATTTCCTAATCCAATATTACCTAATCCAGAATTAAGATACATTCCAACTTCACCAGGAGCCTGCCCACGTAAACCGCCCATCGCTCCTAAAACTGCCATCTGCTGTCTAAAATTATCATCAGCAGAACCGCCACCTCCACCACCTCCACCACGGGCGAGCGATGCTAGCATTCCTTGCTGTTGTAAAGCAAATTGAGCTTGTGCAGCTTGAGCTGCTGCGCTCTTTTCACCAAGTTTAATTTCAGTATTAAGTACGCCTTCTTGCGCCTGATGAGCTTGATCCCGAGCAAGTTTAGCCATTTGACTAGTATATCCAGGATTATATCCACCCTGTACATTTTGAAGTCTAGTCTGCTCAGCTTTAATTCGATCATAAAAGCCGGGCAAGACGCTATTTTCCCGGGTTCTAATATCTGCACCAAGTTGACCGGCCCAAGGATTTCCAGGTCCAGACATTCCAGCAATTGCAGCTTGCGCCGCAGATAAAGCTGGATTACCTCCACCGCCTCCTCCGCTCTGCGGGTTTTGAAGACTATTCAGAAGATTTTTATATCCTCCAAATGCAGTATCAAAAACTCCCTGAGAGTTTCCTTGGGCAGTACCTAAGCCACCAGAGATAGAATTTTGAAAATTCTGCTGCTGGCCTTGCCCAACTTGCATTAAGTTGTTTACACTCTTATTAGGCTTAGGACCGCCCATCTTTTAACTCCAATTGAAGGACCGTTCCACGGTCAGCAAATTTATATTTTCCACGTAAAAGCATTTCGAAGTGGGGATCTTCGACGCCTACGTGAAGGAGATCAAGACCTAAATTCTTCGAATCTCGGATAGCTTTGTCCATCATAAGCTTGAAAGTCTTAGCCCGTTGAAATGCTGAAGCGGTCTGATCCAGCCACATTGAAGCTTCACCGAAAACTTTAACGTGTCCGTAACCTAGAACTTTTCCATTTTCTACAACGGCTTCGGAAAGAAGTCCGGATCTATCTGGAATTCCCCGAACTCCTTTATGGTCCCTTTGCCAAAATGTATCAATGGGACCAAGGTCCCTAAGTTCTAGTTCACGAATAATCATTAGTATTGCCTATCAGCTCGCGCTCTTTGATTTCTAGGATCAGCCATAGCTGCGGGATTGGCAAATTGTCCGAATCCACCAGGACTAGCCTGTCCACCGCCGGTCATTCCGCGTAACTTTTCAGCCATTGCTCCAAGTGCACCGGAATTTCCCATTCCAGGATTTTGCATTCCATAAGGATTAGCATTAGGCTGCTGCATACCCATAGGAGCGCCGCGCTGAATCATTCCTTGACCGGCAGACATTGGATTTTGCTGCATTCCTACACCTAAACCAGAAAATCCACCAGGTCTTTGCTGTATTCCCTGTTGAACAAATCCGCCCTGCGGAGGTGCAGCCCCACCCATTAATTTCTGAAGCATCATCGGATCAAATCCGCCCATTCCCGACATTTGTCCCCACATTATTTCGTCTCCACTTTAGTTAAATTGGCAATAACGTCTTGAGCCGCTTCTTTCCAAAACGTCAAAGCATGAGTCTGATATTCTTGGTTCCTATTGACCAAATGATCGTGAAGAGAATATCCCCAGGTGATATCGAAGTCACAAGTATAGAAATCATTATGAGGAGCGTTCTGTTCTCTCCAGCTCTTCTTCAAATAATAAAACCAGAACTCAGAAACAGGAGGCCAAACATGAGTCAAATCACCATAGGCGCGGCAAGAACTCCAATGAGGAGCAATTAATTGGCAAGTTCCCCCCGGAGCCAGAACTCGATATAATTCATTAACGAAATGAATCCTCTGTTCCGCTGTTAAATGCTCAATAAAATGGGAAGAATAAGCTTCCTTAACTTCTCCATCTTTCCAGGGCCACTTTTTGGTCAAATCATGGGTAATAGCTTGGCCGAAGGGCCGAATATCTACGCCGGTGAAACCAGGCTTAGGATTTTTACCACAGCCTAGATCAATCTTTAATTCGATTTTCTTGAAGGCCTTAAGACGAAGTGCTTTAGACATTATTTCTTTCCATGAGGAGAACCGTCACAACCGGGAAGGTCACAAAATGAATGATGATTTTGAAGGCTCGACATAACATAACCTACTGGAAGTTGTCCACTAAAACTAAGATAAGGGCTAGTATAAATACAAGTAGTCCCACCAGTAGCCCAACCATTAGAATTTAAATTCTGGGGAATCTGTTTTACCAGTGGTTTCGATTCGATTCCATTCTTATCAACGCCAGTCATCAAAACGATTCCACCGACTTGCTTTAAGAAATCCCGTCGAAAACGTTTCGGATCCGGCTTCTTGAAAACCTTCTTGAAAAATTCCATAAATCCTCGGGGAATTAAAAGAATCTACCAAACTACGTCAGTATTAACGTCGTAATGTCCAACCTTTACATTGCAATCAATCGCACAACGATAACCATATTTACGAGCATCGGCCCAGAAATAAAGATCCTGAGTAGAGACTCCATTTTTTGTCTGGGTTAAAAACCAGGGTCGACGCAATTTCTCATCTCTAAACATCTTCATTCGGAAAAGATTAAAGCCCATTCCAGTTCCACAACATTCCACTAAACCAGGTCGAGGAACTTGTGGACGGAAATTAAGAATTGGATCTTTCGGATCCCCCCAAATTTGAGCTACTCCACCTTCTCCCTTTGTAAAATATAATCCACCAATACATGCATATTCTGGATGATTCTCCATTTGCTCACAAAGTCGAAGAACTCCATCCCCGGGAGGCATATTATCATGTTCAATTGTAAGAATATATTCCCACTTGCTCAATTCTGGATGACTAAGAATCGAAGCAATTGCTGAAGAATAGGCATCTCCAACTTCCATACCTTGAGCTAGGATTCTACAAATTCCATTATTCGGAGGAAATGCAAGATTCCAATGGGATAAAGCAACCTTAGCAGGGATGGAATCACCGGCCGGGATGATTACTACAATTCGCTGTTTCTTCCAAGAGGCTCCTTTTAATAGTCTGGCAGAAGTGTTTTCACTTTTGTTATGAACGCCAGCGAAATCCTGAACAATTAATCCTTGACTCATATAATCCTAAATTTATAAAGTACCGAATGCGAAGACTTGAGAATACTGTGAACTCTGTGCGGTGCCTGAAAGTTCACTAAATCCAACTGAAGCCGGAAGCGTGGAAACTGAAACTGAATAAACCCCTAATCCAAGTTGCCGCTGGTTAGTAGCATTTGTAGCAACCATGAAGTCTCCAGAGAAGTTTGAGTTTCCAACCGTAAGTTGCCCATTGCTCATCGCCCACGAGTTAGCATTTACCGTACTAGTTCTAACTACGAATCCAACCCAATAATCTCCAGGGGTCATGCTTAAGTTGATCGGAACACTAAAGTTTTTCTGACCGCTTAATACCGACGTCGAGTTGTTTGAAGTGTTCGTAAAAGCATAACTTATTGAACCGCTAGATGCAAGACTAAGTGTACTAGCATTCTTTGTATAAATCCCATAGTGAATCGAGATCGTACCGCCCCAACTGGAATTGGATGAAGTCGTTAATGCAATCGCCCCAAAATGACGCAGTACCGTAGCAGTTACGAAGTTCTGAACTTGAATTGGAGCAAACTTCAATGAGGCGTTCTGAACAGCAAGTTGACTATGTCCAATCGCAGGCCAAGGAGCGAAGAAATTTAAAGTGGCTGCATCACCGAGAATTGTTACAGTTGCTGCTGATCCGGCTGCTCCAGTAGATTGAGAAAGCGTAATTCCATTAGATCCTACAAGGACAAAGTTTCCAGTTGAAACGGTTCCCGTTGAACCAGCAGTATTTCCTCCAGTTGAAACTCCAGCAAATACTCCCCCGTCACCGGCGCCACCTCCAGATGGAACTGAAACGATTACTGAACCTCCAGAAATTCCAACTGAAGCAATTCCGGCCCCAACGAAATTCAAACTTGAGGCATTTGCAGTACCGGTAGAAGATTGCGTAGTATTCGAATTTGCGAACATCGTAAGAATTTGATTACTTTGCGCAAGAACGGAAGCGGAGATAGTTTGACCATTTATGCTGAAGCTTACTCCATTTGCATTGGTGAATCGAATAGTTCCAGTTGAGATTGAATTTGCGCCGTCATAAACGCCAGCAATTAAGCTCTGAGTTTGTACCGTCTGAGCCGCGTTTCCGGAAATTGAAATAGTGGTAGATCCTGCTCCAGTTGCCTGAGAAATAGTGATTCCATTCGTTCCAACAAGGACGAAGCGATTACCAGAATTTACTGTAGTATTTCCCTGGGTATTTCCTAAGTTCGAAACACCGATTGAAAGTTGGTCCCCGGTAATTCCCTGAGTTTGTACTGTCTGTGCGGCATTGCCGCTGATTGAAATAGTAGTTGAACCGGCCCCGGTTGCTTGGCTTAAGGTAATACCGTTAGTACCTACTAGGACAAATCTATTACCAGTATTTACCGTCGTGTTCCCTTGAGTATTTCCAAGGTTTGAAAGACCTAGAGAAACCTGCCCAATCGTTGCAGCTTGAGTCTGAACGCTTTGTGTTGCAGAGAAAACTAAAGTGGTTGATCCAGCTGCAGTTGCTTGCGAAACAGAAATCATATTCGATCCGACGAACACTAATCTCTGCCCGGTATTTACAGTAGTATTTCCATTCGTATTTCCATCAGTTGAAGCACCAACTGAAAGTTGCCCAATTGTCGCAGCTTGAGTTTGTACGCTTTGATTGAACGCGGAAATAGTTAAAGTAGCCCCACCAGCATTTGTAGATTGCGAAACCGTAATATTATTTCCACCGGCAAAGACAATTTGATTGGAAACAGTTCCAGTATTACCTAAGGTATTTCCTAAGTTTGAGGCACCAGCAGAAAAGCTTCCTCCACCACCTCCGCCTCCTGCGGCAGAAGCTGTAATAGTAGAGCCATCTAATCCGAACGTTACGCTCGGTGAATTGTTGAAAACAAGTGAGGCAAGATTGTTAGATGTAGTTCCACCAGAGATATTAATATCACTGATTAAAACTACTTCATTTTCACCGAACGCGAAATTATTTCCCATTATGCTTTCAATTCACCAATTATAGAGAAGGAAAGCGTAGCTAAGGTTGCATAGACTCTAATTACGTCTCCACCATTAGCTTTAATGTCGCCCGAATTATAGATATTATTTTGGGTAAGTGGTGTATCATATGCAATATACTGTTCGGGGGAATCTGCCGCCCCAGCGATTGCAATTGAAATCCGAAACGCAGTAGCTACAGAACGATTTGCTACGTTTACATAACCCTCAAATCTAAATCCAGCAGGAACAGTATAAGCATCGGTTAAAGTAGTTGCCGCTGGATTAGATTGAACAAGAATGGCAGTTATTACTGGAACTTCAGGGGATACTACTTTAATATTTCCGGTAGAATCTAGAACTCGGAATCCTTCTCCATCGTTGTATTGGAGAGTATCGCCAAGAGAAAGAACAATAGAAAGAATAACCCGTAGGGTCGCATTATCGTTCAACTCAATCGTAACTGTAGTATCAGCAGTATTAGGATTATAAACCGATAAAGACTTAAGCTGTCTAGTTAATCCATCCCCCGCAGGGGGCTCCATAATTGTGACTGGAGTTACGCCATTTGAAACGCCATGAAAGTTAATCGGTTCTACTGACCGTGCAGCATCATCAAATTCGACAAATGAAGTTAGAAATGGGAGCGGAGTAACCGAAGCCCCGCCTAAGAAGAATTCTAAAAGTTCTCCTGAATCTGGAACCGCTAAATCTTCTGCACGATCAAGAATAATCATATACGGAGAGAGACCCTTTTCTCTACATCGTAAAGATCAGCAGGTTGAACTGATACAGCAGGAGTTCCACCTGTAGTAGATTTTCTCAACGTTCTAGGCGAATCTGTTCCTGTAGCAATTCCTAAAATCTTCAAATTTTGAATTAAGATTTTCTGAAGATCATAAAGACGTGGATCTTTCTTCTGCAACCCCTGAAGAAGTTGCTCTGCTGTTAATTCCTGTTCTAATGCCATTATGCCGGCCTTTCAGCCCAAGCTTCAACGCCAAAGACCCAAATCTTAGAAATCGAAAACGTGTCATTCAGAGTGTCAATCGAACCCTTATAAGAGAATTCATCTTCTACGAAATTGACTCGAAGCAAAATATTACTAGGTTGTGTAGTCGTAATAGTCTCATCAGGAATAGTTTCAACTACTACGTCATTAGGACCAGTAAACGATGAATGAAGTGTACAAGGCCCTGTAATAGTCATACGAACTGAAGTAACCTGGCTTACGCCTCCTTCTTCCGAATACCCTAATTTTGATGTTTCAAAGAAAGCACTACGAACTGTACCATCATCAGCTTTAAGTCCAGACTTATACTCGTATGTATAGATGTTTCCATTAATCGAACCGATACGAAGTACAGGTACAGCAGATTCAAAGGTTGTATAGATTGAATTTGGAACAAGAATTAACTGTTCAAATTCAATTGGATCGGTCCCACCAATAGGATCACCAGGGCGATACAAAACCCAGGGGCACCATTTAATGGTATCCCAATTTAAACCATCTGAATAGTCTGCATATAACATTGTACCAGTTGGATAATTCGTAAATGAAAAAGGAATCGCAATAAAGATAAATTTATTAACCGGATCAACAGCAACTTCGATCTGATTGAATTTATCTTCTTTGACGATATCATCCCAAACTTCTCGAATTTTCCAGCTTAACGGTTGTTCTGCGTAGGTTCCATTAAAGATTTGTAAGCCAGAACGAGATCCACTAATTACTACGTCTTCAGTTGCAGAATCTGATCCAAGAGCGAGAGAAACCGAATGGCACTCTGCACCAATTGCCTCATCTACTGCGTTGATTTCCCATTCAACAGGAAGGCCACCATTATCTTGCGTAACATAAGTTCTAGTAGATTTATAAGCGTAGATGAGAGAACGATATTCAGATAAATTCCTAATTCCAGATCCGCCAGGTTTTACGATTACGAATCCATCGGTCTTAGAAAAGCTTTCCGGCTCTCCACCTTTAGAACCAAAAATTACTGTGTTATTTGCGAGATCATCGTCTGTTGATTCATCGCCAACAACTGATGTAGAATTGACTCCAGCTACTAGGAGTCGCCCCTTAGAAGTTGCAAGGACGGCAACTCCTGCCGGGATTTGAGACATGTTATCTTTTAAGAAATCTGCAGAATCTACGAGATCCGCATCGAAGAAGTTAATATTAGCGCTTGTATCTCCAGCTTCGATTATTCCACCAGATGAAGCAGGTACGAAAAACAATTCGTATTCATCCGGGTTTCCGGTATACCGAGCTTTTGGAATTGCTTTCGAGGCGAGAATATGAATCTTTTCAACACCGGCCGGTAGGGTTGTTAAATCTGGAATTCCCGAAACAGTTAAGCCCTTCTTAGGTTTAGGAACTAGAAAAACCGCGTAGTTGGTCCCAGTCGTAGTAGCCGGCCCTGGGGAGGTGATAAAACCTGAAGCGGTTTCATACGCAACAGCGATAATATGATAACCCTTCTCGATCTTGCCTGGAGGTTTACCAGTTACTTCAATTTTTAAAGTTCCAGTTCCAACCGCTCCGGCAATATTTGAAGGAGTAACTGAAGTAATTTCTGAAAAAACGTCAAACGTTGTATACGTCAATGGACCAAGAGAAAGTACTTTATCCGAATAAACCTTAGTAAGTGGCTCGTGAGCAGCATTAAAGCCGACCACGGTAATGTCCATAATGGTAATAGTCGAGGTGCCTTTTACGAGTGTGAATTTTAGTGTAGAAGGAAGGGGAGGAATATAGGGCGAAGCCGTAAGAGTTAAAGGAACGCCAGTTGCAAAGCTTTGAGCCGCTGCAACGTCAGCCAAAACAACCGTAGGAGTTAAAGTTGTTACTACAAGATCGAAATCACTAGGCGGATTACCTCCCGCAATTCGCGCCGCAGGCGCCTCTGCCGGATCATAGACATAAATCGGAGTATCTTGTAATCCTTCTTCACCATTGTGGGGAGAAATATAAGCCCGACCGAAAAGACTGACCATTGAAAAATCAGTCATTCCAACTATTTGTAGAATAGGAGTCGTAAAGTTTACTGAAGCATCAAAAATAGATCCAGTTCCACCGGCCATGCCCAAAACCAACATTCGATCCGGTTCATCAGGAATCTCAAATCTATGAATTCGACGAACGTTATCTAGACCTTCTCCAATTGTATCGTAAGTTAAAGCGATACCACCGCGAGCGGAGAAATTCTTAGGTACAAATTCTAAATTAAGACAATCTTTGAAATGATTAGGCGGAACTGCGTTCTCGTCGTACCAGCGGTACAATCCTCGAAAATCATCAATTACGATTTTATTCTGGTCAAGCATAATATTAAATTAGGGGGACCTTTCGATCCCCCATGAAATCTTAGCTAGGGATCTGCTCGACCATATATTGGTGAACCTGAATAGCGTTCGCGTTGCTTAACGAAAACGTACCGAAAAGATCCAACGTTTCATTTACAGTTGAATCAAAGTTGGATCCAACGGTAGGAACTGTTGCAGGAATAATCAATTGTCCCGTTCCGCCTGCGGCCGGTAAAGGCGAAGCTACTACAGATTCTGAAATGAATAATCCCTGATGCATAAAGTTGGCAGACGCACCAACTGCGCGAACAGTTAATAGCCATTCTAGAAGGAAAGGTAGAGTCGTCTTAGCTACAGCGTTTAACTGCATAGCGCCGCCATTAGCTACGATTACGGTAGTAGGTACAGGAGACGTAAGACGTAAGTCTAAAGTAAGTGTTCCAGGAGTAGTTACAATGTTGGAAATACGACCAGCAACCCTGATCCGCAAGGATCTTCCAACAACGAATGCAGACTTCGGAATTACAATCTTTGAACCAGCAGCAAGTAGTGAAGTTGCAACGTTGGTTCCAGTTAAGTTTGGACCGTCCTGAGAAATTCCAGCTACCTGAGTCTGCCACTCATTAAACTGGTTTAAATATTCCCAAAGGCTTAAAGCACGAACTGGACGAGATTCAATAGAAGGCATTTTCTTTCATCCTCTCGGACAGGGATATTATCCCCGAAAGATTCCACTACGCCCACCAAATCGGAATGATCTGAAGGGTCTACGACGAACTGGCAAACTCTGACGATTCTTTACTGCAGTCGAAAGTAAAATGTTTAACGCCTGAACTGCATCTTCCTGAAGCAAATCCGCTTTTGTAGGCATTGCCCCAATAGTTGCCGCGGCTATGGCTGCTGTGCGAGCGGCTAAGAAAGTCTCAGAATCCTCAATTGGAATAATAGTTGTATTATCTACGATCGGAGCAAGCCCACCCCAATATCGAATTCTAATTTCTATGTCACCTGTCGCTCCTACAAATTGGAGAGTTGAATTTCTCCAGCTCCAATAAAGTAAACGAGTTTCAGGGCTTGCATCTGGAGTCCAAGTTGTTTCCTGCATTCGAATGTAATTAATATCCGCATCTCCAACATATTTTTCGTGGAGCATGATCGGATATAAAAGATTTGCTGGAAGGTCTGGAGGTCCAGAAGTATAATCTAAAACGGTTAGACCAGCCGTAATAGTTAATGGAACATCTTGTTCACGTGCAGATGAAACTCCATTATCTTTTAGATTCTGCTGAAGCTCACGATATGCTTTTTGAAGACAAGGTAAAAGCTTTGCATCTGTATACAGCTTCGCCGCAGTATCGTTAAGAAGAAGGCGAGCTTCATCGAATACGACTAAAGCGGCGGATGGCATTTATTTCGTAGCCTCTTGAACTGGCTGAGCCTTTTTTAATTCAGCAAGACGCAAATCCTGCTGTCTCTGTAATTCTTCCGGTTTAAGCGCCGTCTTACAATTGGAGCAAATCAAAGCTGAACTAGGAACAGCATAACCGCAAGCGAAGCAATTAACGTTATCTGTCGTCACGACGGTTAACCATTCACGATTCAACATTAAATTCTTCGCGGCATAACGCATTAAATCGGAAATTGAAGCTTGTTTGCCTCTGGCGTTAGGATCGGTCCAAATATCATCAGCCATTTTGACGAGATTTCCGAACCACTTCTTTTGCGCCTCTTGTAGGGCCTTCAGTTCCGGCCCGAACATTTTCTTAATATCTTCCTTCGTATGTTTCCCGGGAATTGATTTCATTCCAGGGAATCCATCCGGAGTAGTATATTGAGAAGCAATAATGTAATCCCTAACAATAGCGCTGGCTACCATGATTCCATTATGCCAAGTTGGTAACGATCGCCCATCGCTGATATAGACATACGATTTACAATCGCAAATAGGTACTACGACGAAATCATTTTCGGGGGCAGCAGGAATATGAAAAAATGCTGGAAACATTCCTACCATTGAAGGATTATATTCAAATGGCAAGAAAGAAATAATAGTCGCGTTTACGGGGAAATGAGCTACGTCGTCAAGATTTACAATGTCGTCCATTGGTTATTCCTCTTTTTGAGCTGGAGTGTCCAGCCCGCTAGTTTTTGGATCAAGTCCAGAATATGAAACGCCATCACCAGCTCCGATTGCTTCACCTAAATCGGATTTACCACCAAGCATTTCGAAAAATTTGGCTTTCTCATTAGCCATTTTTTCAGCTTCAGAAAGAACTGCAACTGGTCCTCGTTTAATACATGCGATTAGAAACTGGCAACCTCGAAGATTCGGAGCCTGATATTCTCCGTCCGGTCCTTTGAAAACGTAGGCCGGTTCATAACTAAAATTCTCGACTAATTCCGGATTAGTAGTATTAAATAATTGCTCTAAAATCCAATAGCCTTCAGGTAAATAATTATATTTAAGACATTCAACTGGAAGTTTACTAGGAACTTCAATATCATAAATAACATGAGTGATAAAACGCTTTTCGGTCAAATTGATATTCTGAACGATACGATAGAATGGACGCATATTAATGTCCATCCCGTATTGCTTCTTCAGGTGTTCGTTAATGATATCCGCGTCGGTCATATTAGTGCTCGCACTTTACCTGGCCTACAACTGAATGTTGTCCACCGAGAGAAATCGGTTGATTCTGGTTCTGTTGCAGACGATTATTTAATGAATTACTATCTTGAAGTCCAATAGTTGTTTGTCCTTGATAATACATATAAGGAGTACTCCAATAAGGTGGACGAGAATAATATCCATTACTTCTACCGCAATGTGAACAATAACCACAACAAGGACAAGTCATAAAGCCTCCAATAAAAGGCCATTTTTGTCTAGAATGGCCAAACTAGGTGCCTCCCCGAAGGTACTTCTTAGTAGCCGGTAGGAACCGTTAGGCCAGAAATGTAAGAAGTTACCGCAGGATTCGAGACGAAGAAGTTGAAGCTAGCAGCAATGTAGAAAATCTGGCTAGCAGCAACGCCGCCCGAAGAACCGCGGATTTCAAACATTCTCTTGCCGTCAACTTCGTAGAATCCAGCGGGATGCATTTCTGCACGACCCCAAACTGAAGTAACTACGAAGTCAATACGAGTCTTATCAGCCGAATAGCCAGTTTCAACCGGCGCACCGGCCATCTGCATAGAATCGCCAAAGTACATTCCTAAAGCTTCATCTTTGGCTTGCTTCTGAATAATCGAGACTAATTGGCCGACCTGCTCATAAGCCTGTTTCTGGCAAGGATGCATAAAGGCGATAGTCTTTTGCGCATTCGCCTTTCCAACTCGATCGCCAATCTTGTTTAAAGCAAGCCGAGCTAGCGGAAGCGAAAAAGCGCCGCCAGCAATAGTCTGGTTTGAACGAATAGCAGGGACTAAAGAACGATCTAATCCAAGCCATAAACCAGTAGATGCAGCATTGTGATGATAAGGTAGCCCATATAGCCAAACGGGTGGAGTAGTACGCGGGCCGGAAACTACAATTTTGTCGCCGACCTGTACCGGCGCAGTACCATTAAACCTTACCTGTTTATTCTGCAGGTCATAAAGATCAATGGCCGCTTCACCAGCGGGAACGTCAGACGGCGTACCAGTAAAAATACGTCGCGTCGCTAACGTTGAATCGTAAGCCGAATAAGTATGATCGTCTCGAAGTAGACGAACTCCAAATCCGTCTCCGACAGCGTTACACGTAACGGTATCTTTTCCGCCTGAAGTTGAAACAGCGGAAACGGTAGCCATTACGCCAGTACCATCTGTCATCGTCCACGAATCTACGTTGCGGCGGAACTCAGACATTGCAGTAGCTAGAAGATCGCGGAAAGTATTAACTACAGCTTTTCGCGAATCATCAGTAGCCCACTGAGCCTGAGTCGTCCACTCTACAGCGTGACGCATATCAATGGCGGAAATTAAAGCTTTGTCGAAAGTCGGACCCGAACCGCGCCCTAAATCTCCACCGTTTGAATCAAATCCGCCAGAACGACCGCCGGGACGAATTTTCAGCGGAATACGCATGTCTCGTTTAGAGACTTTTTCTACTTGACGCTTCTCGATTTTTGAGTAAAACGTATCATCAAAATCGAAAAGTGTAGGAACGTTCGGGTTGACCCGTTCCATTTCATTTGCGACTACCTGGGCCTCAGACATTCCCATGACTATTTATTAGCTCCATACGAAATAATATCCATTTCGGACATTCCCTTCGACTTAGCCTCTTGAGGCGTAACTTTCGAAGTTTTTGCCCGAGGTGCTCCGGCGCTTGCCGGAATAATAGTTTTTCCGCCAGTTTTCCTAGGCGCAACTCCTAATGCTTCGGAATAACGCTTAGACCGAATTTGAGGGAGTATCAATTTAGCGCGGCCCAGGAACGCGCGTTTTAACTGGAGCTTTGATTGTTCCCCGAATCCGGATTTTGGTGCAGCAGCCCAATGCGATGAGAGTAATTTTTGTGTAATTGGATCTTTTTGTAGTCTTTCGTTAATGTCGATTAAAATCTGTTCGATAACTTTTCCACGGGTAAATGGGGTAAGCTTTTGTTCAACGTCGAAATTTTCCTCGATCGAATCTTTTAGCGCCTTGTACGTACTCTTTTTCGTTTCCATCTCAAAATTCGTCGCCTGTTGCTGAAACATCTGATGTTGCTGCTGTTTCAGTTGCTCCTTTTCCGGATCAACTGCTGAAGCCTTCGGAGTTGTATCAGGGACCCCAGATTCACCAAAGATTAAATTGGACAAAACCGCAACGGCAGCTTTGACGTTAGTACCGTAGTCTTTATCAGTATGTTTATCAGCTAGGCCATTCGCGTAATTAAACATATTCGCGATGACCGGCTTAATGGCTCGGACATATAATTGGGGAGACTTGCTCTGCAGGAGCGGAAGAATATCATCGGCAACCTTATTAAGAGATTGCGGATTATTTTCGGCAATAGCCTCGACAACGAGAGAAAGATCGCCCTTCGTTACTCCAGCGTCGAAATAATCAAAGATTTCGGCTTTCTTCGCAGCTTCACCGGCCTCTTCGACCGTAGGGAAAAATTCCTTGTATTTCTCAGCCTGAAAATAATTGGCTTGAATCTGAGGAAATTTCTTGAAAACATCGGGGTGAGCTTTACGGAGCTGATTAAATGGAGGTGTACCGGGTTTTAGCTCATCTTCGTCAGTTTTCGCTTCTAGAGGATCTTCTTCCTCTTCTTCCTCAGTTTCGTCCTCGTCTTCTTCAGTCTCGTCTTCAGTCTCATCTTTAGCCTCTAATTCATCAGTAGGAATTTCTTCCTCTTCAGAAACTTCGGGTGTAGTTTCATCTTCACCCTGAGCTAAAATGTCAAGTTCAGACTTAGACGGGCTGTTTGTCGGGTTCGGGCTTTCCACCGGCATTCGATTTCTCCATTAGAGCCTGTTGCTGCATTTGCTGTTGCGCCTGCATTTGAACAACTTGCTCATGCTCTTGATAATGCAACATAAGATTTTGGTATCCGGCCGGATTTACGTTCTTAAGATATTGGCCCTGGTCGGATACGAGGAAGGCTTTAGTAACTTCAGCATGAATAGGATGATCGTCAATGTCTTCGACAGGAATAGAAGAAGTAAGAACTTGTTGAGGCTGACCATTTGCATCTAGAACTGGAATTCCAGTTTCATCCATCTGAATCTGACCAGTCGGAACTGGTTCTGCAACCATAAGCTGAATAGTCTCAGCAAGTTGTTTATTCCTCTGATCGTCTCCAGGGATATAAAGTTCACCAAATCCAAGGAGTCGAGTAACCAGGCCAATATTTTCCGGATTAGCAATGACAGACGAGAAAAATTGCTGTACCGCAGGAGCTGGAGATTCGAGAAGTTGAAGAATGAGACTTCGACGCTGAACTTCGGAAATCGGAAACTGGTCTGAAGATTCAGATTCTACATCGCCGACTTTGCCCTGCATTTCCGCTTTTTTGATCCAAACGTTGATATAAGATTCACCTGTACGCTTTGGATAGGCTTGATCGGTTAAAAGATTCCTGGCAAATTCCTTCGCAGACTTAAATGTTGCGTCTTTCCACCACGTATTGAGCATTTTCCAGGGTAAACTAAGTCTCTGTAGAGCCTGATTCCGCCGCGTTTCATACTCTTTCGCAGTATCCGAACCGCCTTCTAGAGCGCCGCCGAAGATTGCAGCGTTTGCCCCAGATACGAATTGACCAATCCCGGATAGGCGATCAGTAAATGAATCGACTTCTTTAGAAAGAGTCGCAGTCTTTACTGTGTGGAACATTCCATCTAAATTCTGCCCTGGCATACCCTTTACAGGATAAACCATTCCAGGTTCAGTCGGAGTTTCTGAGAATTTATCCCAGTCTATGACATTTGAATCAGCAAACGTCATCGGAATTCCATAGAGAATCGTACGTAAAGTAAGATTCGCCATGTCATTCGTCATATCCTGAACATCGCGTAAAACACGACCCATCGGGGCATCGTGAATATACATCGAAGTCGGAGATTCGGTAATCGTCCAATGGTCATCCATATTTTCTTCATACGCCTCAGCGAATAAATCGTTGAGTAGAAGGAAATATAGACCAGTTGGATACTTTTCCTGAAGCGCCTCTCGCTGATCTTCCTGCGCAATCATGTAATATGATGTTGGGCGAAGCCAGACGCGCCTAAATGTAACTAAATCTACGTCCTGCGTACCAAAAGCTTCGCTAGGTTGTCTAGCCCAGCGTTCGTATGAAGAATAAGCCGAACCTCCAGTAGTAATTTTCGAAGCAAGATGAGGAAATAAAGCCTTTGCAAGACTGATATGATGCTCGGTTTCGAGGATAAGATAAGGCGAATCCTTCAAACGTTGTACATAAAACGGAACCTGGACGTTCATCGGCCCGTAAACTTCTAGAATTTCACGCCCTTTCGGACAATCTTCATAGGTAGTAATGAGTCTATGTACAGTTTCGATTTCCCGGTCAGGAATTACTTCAGATACGCAAGTCGGACATTCTGACGATTGAAAAGATTGCCCCTCAAATTCATGATCTTGAACCGGAGCTTCATTTAGATCCGTCGCGCAATTCGGGCAAACTAAATTTTCTACTTCAGTCGGAACAAGTTCATTCTTCGGAGTCTTTACAGTCCCATATTCCGGCGAAGTATTATGATAATTATAGAGAGCTACGAAAGATTGGTTGAATAAAATGAAGAGAGCGCGGACAAAGAGCGTATTAGAATTGTTGTGAAGATGAATTAAGTTAGCAATCTTCCCATAAGCCTTAGCAGTCGCAATATCATCCGGGTTATCAGCGTCATCCGGAGAGAATCGAACCCCAGGAAGGGACGTTGAAAGCGCAGCAATGATTGATTCGCCATAAGCTTTATAGACATTGACGATTTTGCCTATGTCATTCTCATTAATATCTATGTCACTAAGAGCTATACCACCTTCATACGGGCGCCAATCTAAATCAGTATCTGACCAATAAATATTCTGAAGAGTTTTCCAGTAGAAATCTAGCTGCTTCCACTCTTTAATATTTACTTCGCGAATTGATTTCTGCTGAACTTCAAGACTCTCTGTCAATGACGTTAGAATTTTACGTAACTCTTCCGGATATTCTTCTTCGTACTTCGCGTAGGCAATTTCATCCGGCGTATTCTCAACCGGAACGATTGCCATATTCGCCGGCAGAATATTACTGCCCAAAGAAGCCACCCATTCCACTCATACTTTGCGGAGTATCAAATAATCCACGAAGATAAGCGCTAACATTATTAAACGAAGCTGGAGAAGTTGAAGAATTCATAGCGTAATTTTGCTCTGCCTTCTTATCTCCAGTTAAACGTCCGATCATGGGAAGTAAACCACTCATTCCCGGAACGTTTTGAGAAATTCCTTTAATTCCTTCATAAGCTGCAATAGGTAAAGCACCCATTGCCGCCATAGGAAATCCTAATGTTTGTCTCGCCTGCTGCGCTGAACCGTAACGATCATAAAGGGCTAATTCTTCTGGTGACTTTCCTTGTAATAAAGGGTGAGGAATCCCACCAGGATTTTCCCCTCTTGTATCCATTACGGCAGAAAACGCAGCATTCGGATCTGGAGAAATTTGTCTTAGGGTATTTGAAATGGAATTGTAATCGGGGCCTCCGGAAAAGTCGAAGCCTCCCATTCCCTGCATCATTCCACCAAAATTATCCCAAGCCATTAGCTTCTCTCTACGCGGCCTACTTCGGCCCGCTTTTTATCGGCTTGTTGTAAAGCATTACGAATATGATTAGTTGGAATGAAACCACCAGCGTTTACGGGTTTCATATCACCTTGTTTAAATGGGCTCGCTTCAGTGCTTCGCACTTCCGGCTTCTGACCAAATAAAGAAATTAGAACGTCAAGCTTAGCATCTACCCTTTTAACCGCGTCAAGTATTTCTTGATTCTTAGTGAAAGAGTCGAACTCCAGGTTTCGAAGCTGTTCTTCGTTCGAATTGTTCCATTTGCCGGTAAAAAGCTGTTTGATTACCTGTAGCTTCGAGGGCATTTAAAATATCTCCAAGTTCACCGCGCTTTACAGCTTCACGATCAAGACCATTTACATATCTATCTACAGCTTTAAGAAGATAGCGGACTCCATCGTAAGGATCATCACCTTCGATTTTCTTTACGTCTTCAATATCTTTTTCATCCGCCTCAAGTGCAGGAATCAATTCGATGAGTTGACGACACGTTGAGAAAATCTGAAGTCGAGGAAGATTTCTTTCAGGTTCTTCCGGTGTGTACATTTTATTATATTCGTCTAACTTTTTTGGTCCGTAAATCCGTAGTATCCGATTAGCCGTCTCAACATTATATCCCTCTTCAGGAATATATTTTGGGGGCCGAGGTTTCCAACGTAACATTTCATGGAAGAGCATTTTTCCGCCGATCCTGTCATTGTCGGCTTTGTGTGGCATAATTCCCGATGCTTCCATAAACTGTTGTGCAATTGTTTTCTCGTCTCCCCTTTGTTGCCATGCTGATGGATCAAGTTCGAAAGTTTTAAGACCTTCGGTTTCAAGATCGCGACGGAAGTCGCTGGCCCACTCGGTAATGTATTTTCCTTTTTTGCAGTACTCATAGTAGATGTAGATTCTGAGATTTGGTCCAATTGCTGCTTTATATAGAGCAGTGTTATGAGCAAATCCCCAATCTCCCGCTCCAACCTTGGGCCACCAAGATGGAATTATAAAAGGTTCGATTACGTGTTGCGCGTTCTTCGGTTCATCTGGATACGGACGAATTCTAAATTCTGAAAAGACTTGACCTTCAAACGCGTTCCAGTCGCCTTCAGCTTTTGCAATGTATTCACGTTCACCAAGCATCCGAAGACGATTTACATAATTAGGATCTTCTTCTAAAAGTCTTGGATTATCCTGCATACGAGCAGGAATAAAGATCGCTTTAGAAATTAAAATCCCATTTACTTTATAATGAATCGGGACTCTGCCAGAACGCTCCGGATCAACAAATCGCTTTTTAACCCAAGAGTGTCCTTCACCGCCCGGGTTGCTAGCGCTTCGCATAATTGTTGGCAGTCCTGATTTCTTGTGTGCACTCCTGCATCTGGTTGATAGATAAGTGTACATTCTTTCTGTAAAGTGAGTGAGCTCATCCCATCCGATATAATTATATTCAGCTCCATCGTGTTTGTAAACATCGGCGTCGGAGTCAAGATAACCAAGACGTTGGGTCGCTCCGCTTGGAAACATCCAAATATGTTTGGTTTCATTGTACTTTCCACCAAATAGAGGATAGTATTTCCTGGTCTTGGGGATTACGTGTTCCTCTAATTGTGGAAATGTACGACGAAAGATTATTCCATTGTAGTTTCTATTTAGATGAAATCCACGGAGTAACGGAAGCATAACGAGCGCTTCAGTTTTACCACCGCCCAAAGCTCCACCGTAGAATCCCTCAAAGAATTCATCCGGGAGAGACAAGAATTCTTCTTGCCTCCCCGGATTCGGTTTCCAGCTTAAGGCTTCCACTTCCTAAATCTTAGTAAGAGGGATACCAAAGACCAGTAGTGGGATCGTAAGTAAGGAAAAGAATCCTACCCACAACTGCGGTAAACGCTAAACCGATAGGCTTGTTCGTAGCCGTAGCAACTCCACCCGTTGCACCAGTAAATGCGCCGGTCGGGCGGAAAGCAATAGTTCCTGAGAATCCAGGATATGGAATCGGAATTAGCGTAATTGCTAAAGCACCAGAAACCGTCGTAAGATATGCAGTCGATTCAGCAATTAAACCAGCCGCTGAAGCAATTGCAATTCCAACGTTTCCTTTAGTTGAAGTTCCGACAGGTTCGAATGCTCGGAATTCCAGTTCGTCTTTGTCAGCAGCAGCCATTACTTCTTCTCCTCAATTAAATCAAGTGGGTCTATTCTGCCTTGTACAAATTTCTCCCGGTAATCGGAAGGAATCAGGCCGGCCCCGGTTAAGAATGATCCAACGTTTGCAAGAACTAAAGCGAGTTTGTCACACGAAATATAACCCTCTGCCCCAGGGCAACCAAAAATTAGGACATAGGCACATCCTGCATAGAATAGGACTCCAACCAAAACTTTATTTCGTTTCAAGAAGTCCACTGTTTTGTACCTTTTCCCTAGTTGCCGAAGGATAAAGTCTTTCATGGGAACGGCCAGGTATTCATGTAAATATCTACTAACGCATCAACGTGAACTGAACCAACCCCACCTGATGGATTACTATTATCCACCGTAAAAACTAGTGACCCATTCTGAACGCTGAAATTAAATTGTGCATCAGTAATACTACCACGATAAGTATTATCTGCTAAGCACATTCCATTGATAAAAGTCTTAGTTTGGACGTTCGATCCAAGAGCTGTAGTTGGTGCAGTTCCAGCAGCGATAATACCACCATTCCAATACAAACCAAGGTTGGTGTTAACGCCCATGTTGTAGCTTAAACCAGATTCCTTAACGATCATCGTAGCACGTGGTATAAAAAAGTAACCACGCGTTGCAGGAACCAAGGCATTTTGTACAGTGAATAAAGTATTTACCTGAGCTGAAGACAAGTCTAATGTGAATCTTCTCGTGTTGAAGATTAATGGTGAAGCCGTCTTACCGAGAAGAAAAGACATTATTTAGGTACCGGAGTTCCAACAGTGGCCTTTAAAACTTCTGCTTCAGACTTTGGAAGATACTTCGAGAATGCCGCGTCGATAGTTCGCTTCTGTTCCTTCAAATCATCGTAGGCAGAAGCGGGAATTTCACGAGCTGGCAATTCAGGGAAGTCATCAGCATTTAAATCTTCAAGAGCTTTTAATGCAGTTTCGAGGAGTCCAACTCGCGTAGTATAACGAGCAATGTCAACCTGGACTTCAACTCTAGTTGCATCTTGAATGTTTAAACGATTATCGTCCTCGAAACCTTCAAGAGCTGGCTTCGTATTTTCCAGCGCAACGGTTATCGCTAAGATCGCGGCATCAATTTCTGTAGCCATCAGTTCCTCCAAAAGAAAAAAGAGGGGAGGTTTCCCTCCCCACTAAATTTTACTTAGGAACCGGGGTGCCTACAGTAGCGCCAAGATTCGCAGCTTCAGGAGACGTATAAGTGTAATCGAAAAGAATCTCTAAAGTACGAACGCCGGCGCCGAGATCCGCGTCAACTGATCCCCGAATCTGTGAAGAACCAGCAACATTTTCTGAGACTAGGAAAGCACTTAACCCTAGAGGATCAGAAGGATCTAGTTCTACAGTAGCCAGGCCAGATAGAACCTCAAAAGTTGCAATTCCATCTACAACTGCGGGCTGAGGCGGAGTCTGATTGTCTACCGGCGTAAGTTTTACGGGAACTTTCTGAAGTGTATTGCTAGCTACATCCATTTTATTAGACTCCTAATACTACGCCAACTCGAACTAATGAAGAGGCTCCACCAAGAATGGCGTCCCCCTTAATCTTTATGCGTATGTCTTTCTCATTTTTGGAATTTTTGTGGGAGTAGATTTCTACTTGACCGGCGATATGTGCGCAGCCAACGTAGTAGCCTCTCGGATCAAGCCTTTGATCTGGACCTGCTCCCACGTAAAGATAGGAGGAATCTTCTCGCGTAGCGAAACGTACTCCCGCAGTGAAATATTTCGCAACGTTAACGCGCGGTTTATCTTCGCCAGGTAATCTAGTCGCGATTCCAAAGCCGCCATATAACTTTGCATTGATGACTGGAAATCTTTGTTCAAGCCCGACCTCAAATTCTAAAGTTTTGAATGAAGTCGCATCTTGAAGATTAATCTCGGAGCCGGGGAGGCTGGAGAGATTTGCCTTAACTAATAGGCTTGGAATATAAATGTTGGGCCCAAGGCCGGCTGAAGTTTCAATTGACGCAGTAGGAGTAATAGAATAGGAGTCTTGAGATCCAAGGGACGACAAGCCTCCGGCAAGAATTGAAACTTTGAAAGGATTTACCTCTTCAGTAGTTTTAATTGTAGTTGTAGTAATCGTCGTTGTGGTAACTGGAGGCTCGTCGAAAATAGAATTCTCCTCAATCATTGGAGGAGCTTGAAGTAGAAGGAAAAGGATGGGGAGCATTAGTTTACCGAGAATTTAACGCCATCAGTCTTACCAGAAACATTAGCAACTAGCTCGCAAGTTCCAGCCGAGACTCCTTTTACATTTGTATTGAAGCAAGTATTGCAGGCAACAAGGCAAACATTCTCATTTGAAGTCCAACGATTTCCCGTAGCTTCGTTACAATTGTCTGAACGGTTATTTCCAAACTGATCTTTAGGAGTTACGTCAATTCCCGCGGAAGCTCCGACAGTTAGTGCTGAAGGAAAGTTTACGATACGAACGCGATCTACTGGTAGGCAAGCTTCAGAACCGGGAGAAGTTGGTGAACCAGATCCACCATTAATGATTACAGTTTGTGTAGTATCACCATTAGGTAATTGGGTCGGAGTAGGATTGCAAGCGAGCGAAGCGAGTGCAAGACCTAGAATAATATATTTCATTAGGTTCCTAATTTCCATCCTGCTCAACAAAATAGCGGATCTTATAGAATAACCGACCCACACCACCGGAGAAGTTTGCCGTAGGACAGCCCCATTGGAGTCCCGTTCCAAAAGTAAATCCGAAGTTCGTAGCAAATTGAGAGAATACTGTAGCAGTTGTCGAAGCGGGAAGATTAAAGATACAACCACGAGTTAAAGTATTCTGATCTAACAGCCCTGCCCCAACAATTCTTGCAAGGATATTTGTCTGTGGAACTCCAGAATAAAGTTGGAGCCCAGCAGAACCGTTTAGAGTATAAGCTGTACCAGCTTCTTTTCTCCAAGTAACTCGGTAAGGAAGTAGCCAAACTCCAGCACCTAACGAATCAGGAATAACTACCTTCGGAACAGAGAAGAGATTATTCATCTCTGCCGTTTCGATTACTCCAGAGATTTCCCGATCCTCAACTACATCTCGAATTGTATTGGAGTAGACGAAGGAAGCTGTCAGAGTAATTCCAGCGCCAACGGTTACGGCAGAATTGTTGATTCGGAGGAATCTATAGGTTCCAGTAATGTTTCGAAGCTCACCCGTGATTGAAGATGAAGTATCAACGGTAAACCAAGTTAAACCGTCTAGACTTCCTTCAAGGAGAACCGTAATTGATCCGGGCGAACCGCCGGCGAAAGAAGTCACCCAGGAAATATTAGGAGTTCCTTGATTAGGAATCACTAATGCAAATTCAGATCCAGCCCCGAATGCAGCGGTTAAATCTACCGCAGAAATAGATGTAGAGAGCTGTCCTATGTTTGCAGAGTATTTAGGAATTGGCATTAGCCTTCAACCTCAGGTACGCATTTGCAAGCTTTGGAAGTCCAATATCCTACATGAGCGCAGCCTAAAGCGTGGCGGCCATTTACTTGTTCCATTATAATAACGTCTAGACAAGTAAAGGCTCGACTATGCCGCTGATGTAATTCGGCTGAAGCCTGGAAGAAGTCAGATCCAGCATCATTTCGAGGAATTAATCCTCGTAAAGTACAATCGTCGGGGGGAATAGCCGGAGTTAGAGTCGCTTCTAATGCGTCGACTATTACTTCTTTTTCAGCCTCTTTAGCCGGCGATTCGAAATCATTCCCAGTGAAGGAAGTTCGAGGCTTTTCTTCAGGCTTATTTATGACCGGCTTGATATTAGCCATTAATTAAACCCCGGTCAATCTCTACAACCTTTTCATAAGTGTTTTCCTGCCGGACCTGGGGGGCATAGATTACAACATTATTCTCGGTTTGGGGAGGCGCTTTTTCGCTCGTCTTGTCAACGATTTCGGCTAATCCTTTTGCCATTCTGAGCGCGGCGAAAGGCTTCATCTTCTTGATTGATTCGACTTTAATTGCTCCCATTGCAACGAGCATTTTTGCTAATGCTTGATCTTTTACAGCGCCTAGAGCAGTCTGAATTTTGTCTCTAGATTCCTCGTGCCCCCGACTTTCTTTAGCCAAATGTGCAGTAATAGGAGCGACGCCAAAAGAAGCAGCTACGTCTTCAGCCTTTTCAAAATGAGCATTGAAACCAATAACCGCGCGAAGAGAATCGGGAATATTTCGAGCTCCTAGAGTCCTTCCCTTCGCAGCATTATTAGAATGATCTAACCTAATTGCTAATTCGGATTCTGAGATTACAGCCATAATTTATAGAACCTTAAAAAGATACACCACTCCCTGTCGTGGTCTAAGATAGGACGAACGCTAGCCCTTGTCAAGGACTTTATTCGCCCTAGAATCAATGACTTAAATAGGGATCATATGATACGTAATAGGGGACCCTAAAAGGGACCCTTATTTTAGAGTTTTTACTATTTAATCTAATCTAAAATACATGAAAAGGGGACCCATTTATTGGACCCATAAATAAAATGACAGACACATATATTAGCTACAGTGTCCCCCTGGGGCGGAAATGGGACCCATGAAAATTGGGCATGGGTGGGGGGTAAGATTCTACAGTCTACAAATTACAACAAGATCATATAT